TAGATGATTTTAATTTGAATGCTAAAAAGCTTTTTAACTTTATAACTAAAGGAAAAGAAAAAGTTAGAAAAGATTTTGCAACTGCAATGTCAGGTAGACCTGGTAATAGATATCAAGGTGATTTTGTAGGTATGTTTGGTGAAAGTATAGTAAACGAAGCTTGTTGGGAAGGATATAAACAAGTTGGTGGTAAAATGAAAAATGGTAAAATGGTTCCAAATTGTGTTCCTATAAGTGAAGATATTAATAGTGACGATGATGTAAATTATGGTTTAGTTGAACCTGAAGAATATGATGTAGAAGATGAGGATATGGAGGATTTCATTTCATTTATGAGAGCATATGATAAAAACTTAAATGAAGGATGTCAATGTTTAAGAGAAGCAGAATATCAGGGTAGAGAAGTTAAGTTGGGAAAACCAATGGCAGGTGATGTAAAGAAATTTAAAGTATATGTAAAAAACCCAGCTGGTAATGTAGTGAAGGTAAACTTTGGACATGGTGGAACATCCGCAGCATCCAAAGGTGAAAAAACAATGAGAATAAGAAAATCCAATCCTGCTGCTAGAAAATCATTTAGAGCAAGACATAATTGTGATAGTCCAGGACCAAGACATAAAGCAAGATATTGGAGTTGTAGAAAATGGTAATATTTGGAAAACTCAAATATTTTCCGTATATTTAAAGATAATATAAACAAAAATGGCAGATAAAACAATATTTAGTAGGTTACAAAAATTATTTTCAACAAATACTATTGTCCGTAAAACGCAAGATGGTGTAAAGGTTGTTGATACCGATGAGTGGCAGAACATGACCACAAACTTAGTTGACCGCTTTATGAAAATGAAAGTGACTAACTATGGTACGGGTGCAACACAATCATCAATGGCATATCAACAAGTTAGAATTGACTTGTTTAGAGATTACGATTCTATGGATATGGACCCGATTCTATCATCGGCATTAGATGTATATTCGGATGAAACTACTGCAAGAAACGAAATGGGTAATGTTTTAAAAATTCATCATGAAGATGACCAAATAAAACAAATATTAGAAAATTTATTTTACGATATTATTAATGTAGAATTCAATTTATGGCCATGGACTAGAAATTTAGTAAAATATGGTGATTTCTTTTTACAATTGGAAATAGCAGATAAATTGGGTATTGTAAATGTAATGCCATTATCAACATACGAAGTTAGTAGAGTTGAAAATTTTGACCCAGAAAATCCACAAAGAGTTAAATTCATATACGCACCATACCAAAACCCATCAGGTGGATATGGTCAAACTCCAAAGAAAGAATTTGAAAACTATGAAATGGCTCACTTTAGATTAAACTCAGATTCAAACTTTTTACCTTACGGAAAATCTATGATTGAAGGTGCAAGAAGAGTTTGGAAACAATTGATGTTGATGGAAGATGCGATGTTAATTCATAGAGTAATGAGAGCTCCTGAAAAAAGAATATTCAAAATTGATGTAGGTAATATTCCACCGAATGAGGTCGATAACTACATGCAAAAAATTATCAATGGTTCTAAAAAGGTTCCATTTGTAGACGAAAGAACTGGTGATTATAATTTAAAGTACAATATGCAAAACCTTATTGAAGATTATTACATGCCAGTTCGTGGTAATGATAATGGTACTTCAATTGATACATTAAAAGGTTTGGAATATAATATGATTGATGATATTAACTACTTAAAGGGTAAGTTAATGGCAGCATTAAAAATTCCAAAAGCATTCTTAGGATATGAAGAAGATGTAAATGGTAAAGCAACTCTTGCAGCACAAGATGTTAGATTTGCAAAAACTATTGAAAGAATACAAAGAGTATTGATTTCGGAATTAACTAAAGTAGCAATTGTTCACTTATATGCACAAGGTATTACTGATGATAGATTAACTGATTTTACATTGGAACTTACAATACCATCAAAAATTTACGAACAAGAGCAAGTTGAATTATACACTTCTAAAGTAGCATTAATTCAACAAATGCAACAAACTAAAATGTTCTCTAAAGAATGGATGTATGAGGCAGTAATGAAACTTGCAAAAGATGAGCAAGATACAATGACATTACAGGTATTAGATGATACAAAACAAACATTCCGTTTAACCTCAATTGAAACACAAGGTGTAGACCCTGCAAAAGAAACAGGTACGGATGGTGCAACAAATGTAGAAGAAGAATTGGATAGATTAAAATCGGAACTAGAAGAAGATGGTGTTGGTAGACCAAAAGACCCTGTTAGATATGGTAAAGATGACCACCCAGAAGGTAGAGACCCATTAGGTATTAAAACCCTTAAACAAAAAGAAGGTTCGGTAAAATACAAAGCAAGAGATTCGTATTTAGAGATATTTAAAGACATGAACGGAAATAAAAAGACTATTTTAACAGAAGATAACACAAAATAGTATTAAACCAATAATAAAATATATTTATATCAGAATAATTGTATAATTTGATGAAAAAAATAAAACATTCGAAATTTAAAAATACGGGATTTATATTTGAATTATTAGTAAGACAAATTACTGCAGAAGTAATGTCATCTAGTAAGTCAGTAGCTGAAAAACTTTTAAAAGAACACTTTAATTCTAAGCAAGAATTATCAAAAGAATTGAAATTATATCAATATCTTATTAATGAAAAATATAATTCAGAATCAAAGGCTGAACAATTCATTAATACAATATTAGAAGCTCGTAAGAAAATCGATGAGAAAAAACTTACAAAAGAAAAATACAATCTTATAAAAGAGATTAAAGAAACTTATGATTTAGATGAGTTTATCAAATCTCCAATTTCTAATTATAAAACATTAGCATCTATTTATAAAATATTTGAAACAGTTGTAACCGATACACAATACGAACCAACCGATATAGTATCAGCAAGATTTACAATTGCAGAAAATATTATTAATTCTTCTATTCAAAATAAAGATGTAAAACTTAAAGATGCAGTTTTAGAAGAATATAGAAAACAAGATGATGATTTAAGAGCGGTTTCTTATAAATTATTAGTTGAATCATTTAATAACAAATATAGTAATCTTACAAATGACCAAAAGGGTTTATTGAGAGAATATATTAATAATATCAATAATACTGGTAAATTAAGTGAATATGTTTCAAATGAGGTAACTAAATTGGTAGAAGGATTAAAACAAGTTGGTTCTAAAATTTCTGACAAAGTAACAAAAATTAAATTAGCAGAAACTATTACAAATATTAGAAAAATTAAATCTGTTAAAAAGATTAAAGAACAACACTTATCGGCAATGATGATGACATATGAATTATTAAAAGAATTAAAAGAATCAATAAAAAAATAAAAAATGGTAAATTATAGAATATTTAACGCAAAAGAATATACCGCAGGACAATCCGGTTCATTGGAAAATGCATGGGGTGTAATGAGAGGTTCAGCAGTTTGTTCAGGTTCAGTATACTTAGAAGGATTTGTAACTCCGTCAGGTTCAACACCGGCTAGCACTCGTTCTACTTTAAAATTAGAATCATTGGCACAAGGTGAACCAATTCCTTGTTATGTTAGAAGTATTACAGTAACATCTGGAACAGCATATTTATTAGCATAATAAACACAAAAAAATGCCAGAAGTATCTAAAGAACAACAATTAAGTAAGATTAGAGAAATCGTTCGTAAAATAGTTAGAGAAAGAATGATTGACGAAATGAACACCACAGGTAATATTGAAGGATATAATACTCCATATGCATTTAGTGGTAAAGATAGTGAAAAGAAAAAAGCCAAAAGACAAGCAGACCTAACAGGATATACTCCAGTTAATGAAAATAGATGGTTGGCATTAAAACAAGATGAATCAACCGCACAATCTAAAATTGGTAGAGGTATATCTAATATCAATAAACAATTGAGAGAAATGGAAAGATTTCTTAATTGGTATGGTAAGATTAAAAATGAAAGTGGTGTTAGTAATAAATCCTATTGGAAAAGAACAAATAGTCATATTTATAGTATACAGGAGAGATTATTAAAATTAGACCAAAAAATCAGACAAATATCAGAATAATGAAACATACAGAATTAAAAGAACTTATCCGTCAAGTAGTTAAAGAAGAGGCAGACTACCAACAATTATTTAAACATATGTTAGATAGAACAGGTAAATCTATTCCTGATATGTCCGATGGTGAAAAGGTAAAATTTTTTAGTGCAGTAGATAAAGCATATAAAGCAAAATCAGAAGGTAAATTAACAGGATACAACGAAGCTGAATTATCAGCAGGCCAAAAGAAAATTGATGTGGATGGTGATGGTGAAATAGAAGGTTCGGATTTAGCAGCATTAAGAAATAAAAAATAATGAGTAAAGGATTATTAATTGAAACACATTTGTTTGAAGCAAAACTTCAACAAGAAGAAAATGGAACTTATTTAGTTAAGGGAATTCTTCAAAGAGCAGGTGCTCCAAATCAAAATAATAGAAGATATCCTAAAGAAATATTAGAAAGAGAGTGTCAAAAATATCAACAACTTATTAAAGAAAGAAGAGCTTTAGGTGAATTAGACCATCCTGAATCTCCTGTTATTAATTTAAAGAATGTATCACACAACATTAGAGAAATCTATTGGGAAGGTGATGATGTGTGTGGAGTAGTGGAAATACTTTCAACACCATCTGGAAACATTTTAAAAGAATTATTAAAGAACAATATTCGTTTAGGTATTTCATCTAGAGGTTTAGGTTCAGTTAAAGAATTAAGAGATGGTACCGTAATGGTAGCAGAAGATTTCGAATTGGTAGGGTGGGATTTTGTTTCAAACCCATCAACACATGGAGCATTTATGGCACCTTTACAGGAGTCAAAACAATGGGCAAAGATAGCAGAGGAATGTGGTAAGTGGTGTAGGTCACAAGATTTAATGAGAGAAATTATAATTGAACTTAATTAATATGGCAAAGTTAATAAACTTAATACCTGGTAGAGAAATTGTAAAAGAAGAATTAGATGATATGGATGTTGCATTGCCGGCATCTGCAGAAAGATTTTTAGATAGAGCAATTAAAGCATTAAAAGGATATAATCTTAATAAAAGAAAAGAACAATATGTAATTGCAAAAATGATTGATGCATTAGGTATGACTCCATCCGAATTAATGCAAGCGGTTCAAAAATTGAAGAAAAATAAAATTGTAAATAGATAACTTATGATAAAGTTAAAACATATATTGAGAGAAACCGAAGAGTTTCAACAACTTCCAACCGAATTAAAAAGACATTTTTTAGAAATCATTTCTACATACGGACAACATAGAGAGGGGATGAATAGAAAATCTGATATTATGCAAATTGCAGAAACATTGGGTGGAATTGCAGATGCAGCACAAGAATATACTTTAAGAGAAGGTGGTGATTGGTTCGATAGAGTTACAATCAAGCGTAACATGAACGAATTAAAAAAATTACAAGCTGGTTTTGAAAAAGAAGCAGTAGAAGCAAAATCACAACAAGAAAGATTGGAAGCATTGTATGAAGATATGGGGCATGTATTAGGAAGATATTTTGAAATAGCGGATTTATCGGAAGATGTTATGAAACAAAGATTGGGATTACAAGAATGTAAAACTTGCAATGGAAAATAAACAACAATTAAACGAATTTTCTTTAATAGCTATATTAGGTGGTATTGCATTATTTGCATGGTTTAGTATGCTGTTTGGTAAATTAGCAGATAATATTGATGCATATTATAATGGTAGAAGTGTTGAAATACAAAGAGCATTAAAAAAAATATTAAAATCTATATATAAAAACCCAACATTTTTAAGTAGAATAGATAATGATGTAGATAAGATGGGCATTGGTGGTGGATTAGTATCAGCAATAATGTCATATCCAGAATTAAAATCGGAATTAAATTCATATAAAAATGATAAGGATATTAATTTTGAAGAACTTAAAAAAGAATTAACCGCAGTCCTTACAAAAGCAATGTATGAAGAAGCACAAGAAAGAGGATTGGTGAATAAAATAGAGAAACAAATAAAAAATACAAAGTGGAACAATTAGCTTCATTGTTATTACATAGTAGAACACAAACACATTCATTCCATGTAGGAGTTAAAGGTGTTGGTTCATTTTCAGCACATATTGCGTTGGGAAACTATTACGATACAATTGGTGGTTTAGTAGATGGTTTAGTTGAGGCATATCAAGGACAATACGGATTAATTAAATTACAATCGGTAAGTGGTTTAGATACAAATAATGATATCAAAAATGTAATTGCATATTTTGATAAATTGATTGCAGTAGTTGCAAAATTAAGAAAAGACGAAAAATTACAAATGAGTTGGTTACAAAACGATATAGATACGGTTGTAACTTTATTATACTCAACAAAATACAAGTTGACAAATTTACAATAGAAGAATGTTAGTAGTAAGTGTTAAAGGTGGAAACATAGAGTGGGCAATAAAAGATTACAAAAAGAGAGTTCAGTCCATAAAACAAATAGAAGAACTTAGAGAAAGGAAGAACTTTATCAAACCTTCTAAAAGAAAGAGGTTACAAAAAGAAGAAACTATAAGAAAAAACAAACTATTTTAGTAGTTTTCTTTAGTTTTCTAAAAAATTTACATATATATTATCAAATATCTTATTTTTTATTATAAGATTACAAGACAGAGTTGATTAATGAATACCCTTCTTTATAAGGTGTGACCGAACAATCAACATAATTACATTGGAGTTCCCTACAAGAATAACTTCACAAACAAATTTAAGGAAAAAACAAGATGGCAAATTCAAAATTATTGAAAGAAGCAATCGCTGATGCCAAAGCCGTTAAAGAAACTGCTTTAGCAAACGCTAAAATCGCACTTGAAGAAGCTTTTACTCCTAGACTTCAATCTATCTTATCTCAAAAGATGAGAGCAGAAGCAGAAGTTGAAGATAAAGAAGCTGAAAAAGTTGACGAAGAATTAAGTTCAACAGGTATCGGGTCTAAAGTAGACGCAGGATACGCTGAGACTCCAGGTGCAACTCCTTCTTACGATGCAATGACTGATTTATCAGTTGGTGTAAAGAAAGATAGTGGCAAACCTGAACAAGCTGGTACTGACTATAAGAAAGTAGCAGACATTTCTGAAGAAGAAAACCCATTTGCTGATGATGCTATGGATGGTGACAAAGATGCAGAAATTGCAGAATTGAAAGCTAGACTTGCAGAATTAGAAGGTGAAGATTCTGAAGAAGAAAATCCATTTGCAAAAGCAGAAGGTGAAGATGAAATGGGCATGGATGACATGAGCATGGATTCTGAAATGGGTGATGATTCAATGGACATGGACTCTGATGATGAAGAATCAGAAGATGATATGGACTTAGAAGCAATCATTCGTGAATTAGAAGCATCAATCAAAGGTGATGATGAAACTGAAGAAGGTATGTATGAAGCTGAAGAGGAAGATGAAGAAGCAAAAAATGAAAATTTAGCTGACGGTTCTGAAGCTGGTACTGACAAAGGTGAAACACCAAAAGTTGTTGTAACTAACGAAGCCGAAGAAGATGACAAAGATGTTGTTGACTTAGAAGAAATCTTACGTGAGATGGAAGCTGACATGAAAGATGACAAAGACAAAGTTGATGAAGAAAAAGAAGAAGATGAGAAAGAAATGAAAGTTGAATTAAATGAAGCTTACAAAGTAATCAAATCTTTACAAAAAACAATCAATGAAGTTAATTTGTTAAACGCTAAATTGTTATTCGCAAACAAATTATTTAGAGCTCACAATATGACTAACGAACAAAAAGTTAAAGTCATTGAAACTTTAGATAGAACAAATTCAGTTAGAGAAGTTAAATTGGTGTATTCTACATTAGCAGAAAACTTCAAATTCTCTACAAACAAATCTACTAAAAAATCTATTTCTGAAGGAATCGCAAGCAAAGTAACAAAATCTACTAAGCCAGCACAATCTAAGCAAGTAATTGCTGAGAACACAGATTTCTCTGACAGATTTAAGAAATTAGCAGGTATTATTAAATAAAAATATTAAAAAAACAAACAATGGACATTAAAAAATTAATGACTGGCGCTAACCCTCAAAGCGTAATGCTTGAACAAACTAGAGGTTTGAAAAGCAAATGGGAAAAAACAGGTCTACTTGAAGGAGTAGGTTCTGAAACAACTAAGCATGGTATGGCAGTAATGTTAGAAAACCAAGCAAAGCAATTATTAGATGAGGCTACAAGAACAGGTACATCTTCTGGTTCAGAAGAGTGGGCAGGTGTAGCATTACCTTTGGTAAGACGTATCTTTGGTGCAATTGCAGCAAAAGAATTCGTTTCAGTTCAACCAATGAACTTACCTTCAGGTCTTATTTTCTACATGGATTTCAAATATGGTACTGATACAACAGTAGGTAGACCAGCTTCTGGTTCTTCTTTATTTGGTAACAGTGGTACTTTTGGTAAAGATTCTTTAGATAGAAACACAAACAAATTAGGTTCAACTCAAGCAGCTGAAGGTGGTCTTTACGGAGCAGGACGTTTCGGATACACAATCAATGATATAGATGTTGCAGCAACTGCTGTTATCACTTCTGCTTCGATTGCTGATATCAATTTCAATTTACAAAATGAAACTTTCTCTGCATCATTCGCAGCTGAAAAAATTAAAAAATTAACTATTAACCTACCCGAAGGTGCTGATTATCAAGCAGTAAGAGCATTTGAATTAGTTCAATCAGGTTCTGGATTCACTTTTTACCCTGAATATAGTTCAGTTAATAATGGTACGGCTTCTTTCTTCGCAGGATATACATCTGCTGTAACTACTGGTTCAGTAGGTGCAACTTTATCATATCACAAACAACCAACTGATACTTCAAGAGGTGACTTTGAAGATAGAAGTACAGATTACAATAACCCAACGGCTTTAGCAATCCCAGAAATCGAATTAGAATTGAAATCTGAACCAATCGTTGCTAAGACAAGAAAATTAAAAGCAATTTGGACTCCTGAATTAGCTCAAGATTTAAACGCTTACCATAGTGTAGACGCTGAAGCTGAGTTAACTCAAATGTTGTCTGAATACATCTCTTTAGAAATCGACTTAGAAATCTTAGAAATGTTACAACAAAATGCTTTCACAACTGAATATTGGTCAGCAAAAGTTGGATATGATTATAACGCTTCTACTGGTAGATTTGCAATAGATTCTTCTGCGGCTGCAGCTTCTGCATACCAAAAGAGCACTTGGTTCCAAACTTTAGGTATCAAATTACAAAAGGTATCTAACAAAATTCATCAATTAACTATGAGAGGTGGTGCAAACTTTATCGTTGTATCTCCAAATGTAGCTACTATCTTAGAATCAATGAACGGATTTTCTGCTAACCCAGGAAAAGACGCATTGACTTTCTCTGCAGGTGTAACTAACATTGGTTCTATCTCTAACAGATATGATGTTTACAAAAACCCTTATATGACTGAGAACGTTATCTTAATGGGCTTCAAAGGTTCTAACTTCTTCGAGACTGGAGCAGTTTACGCACCTTATGTTCCATTGATTATGACTCCATTAGTTTATGACCCAACTAACTTCACTCCAAGAAGAGGTGTTATGACTAGATACGCTAAGAAAATCGTAAGACCAGAATTTTACGGTAAGATTGTCGTTGATGGTATGGAAACACTTTAATCTTTGAGTAGATTAGATAAGTAGTAGACTTACAATAAAGAAAAAGGGAGAGTAGAAATACTTTCCCTTTTTTTATTTATATAATTCATATTTATAGTAGTAAAACTATAACTTTTTATATATGTCTGTAAACACTTATTGGTCAGGTGCAACATCTGGCTCATTTATATCCGGCTCATCTACTCCATTTGGTATATATGATTCCGATAGTGAATTTATTGTTGATGCACCCAAGACCGCAACATGGGTAGCAAAACGATTGGGATATCCAATTATTAATATTGAATTAGATAATGAACAAATATTTACTTGTTTTGAAGAATCCACATCAGAATACTCTGCACAAGTAAATCAATTTAATCTTAGAAACAACTTAGATATTTTAAGAGGACAAAAGAAAGAATCATCTGGTGGCAGAGCAAACTATTCACAAACTCTTGTAGATGGTTCATTTTTACCAACCACAGTCCGAATGTCTCAACAATATGGAACATTAGCAGGTGTCGGTGGTGCAACTCCAATTAAAAAAGCATATATTGAATTAACACCTGGAAAACAAAGATATGATATAATGAGTTCATCGATAGATGCGGAATCATCGGCATCATTTTCTACAATGTTTACGGGTAGTTCTACGGTAGATGTAACAAGAGTGTTCTATGAAGCAACTCCTGCAATTGCTCGTTTCTTTGACCCGTATTCAGTAGGTGCACAAGGTACATTGAACTTAATGAGTGAGTTGGGATTTGGAAACTTTTCACCCGCAGCACAATTCTTAATGATGCCTTTGTATGAGGATGTATTGAGAATGCAACAAATTGAATTTAATGACCATATTAGAAAATCAGCACATACATTTAATATAGTAGATAATAAATTAGAAATATTTCCAATACCAACCGATACATTAACAAGAATTTATTTTGAATATATAAGTAGAGATGAATTTGAACATGATTCTCAAACTATTCAATCGGACTCTCTTTCTGATTATTCCGATATTCCATATAATTTCATTCAGTATTCAAATATAAATGATGTTGGTAAACAATGGATTAGAAAATATACACTTGCACTTGCTAAAGAATTATTAGGTGCAATCAGAGAAAAATATAGTTCAGTTCCAATTCCGGATGGTGAAGTTAGTTTAGATGGTGCAGCATTGCGTTCCGAAGCTCAAGTTGAAAAAGATATGCTTGTTACACAATTAAGAGAAAATTTGGAAGAGATGAGTAGAAAAAATGTGATGGAAAATAAAACACATGAATCTAACCACCACCAAGAAATGTTAAGAAAGGTTCCTTTAAAATTATATGTAGGATAATATGCCAAAATTTTTACAAGCTAGAGATATTGATTTATTCAAAAGTTTTGCCAGAGAAGTGGTAGACGATGTTATACAAAATACAATTGTTTTATTCAAAATTAATATGAACGAAACAAAGGTAAATATTTATGGTGAATCTCTAAATAAAACTTGGTATCCTGGCGTTCAAGTATATGCACTTATAGATAAAGAACCAGAATCAACTCGTTATGAAGGATTTGGTTCAGACAGAGACCAAAATGTAACATTCAAATTAGATAGATGGATGTTAGAAGAAAAAGGAATATATCCAGAAATTGGAGATATTATTAATTGGAATGAAGGATATTTTGAAATTGATAATACTAACGAAGTACAATTAGTTGGTGGCCAAACTTACAATAATTTTAGTGTTGTATGTTCTACATTTATGGTAAGTAAATCTAATTTAAACATAGAAGAAAGAATAAAATAAAATGTCTACAAATCCACTAAGAGCCGATTTAAATAGAGCGAAACAAATTAAATCCCAAAAAGGAGATTTAAAACAAAGTATATCTCTTTTTGATATTGACTATGCAATTATGTCATATTTGGAAGAAACAGTTTTACCTGAATTAGATGATAATGGTAAAGCTTTGAAAATTCCTGTTATTTATGGTAATTCAGAAAGATGGGAGGGTGCAAGAAGACAAGGTGTTTATAGAGATAC